TATCAAGCACTAATGGTAAATCCTGAGCCGTCAATCCCCACTGCGCCATTATACCAATCATGGATTCAGTGGCTTTTGTTGCATCAAGTTCGGCAGTATTCAAAGCAAGCAGCGATGTCCTTGTAAGCTCAAGACTGTCTTTTACATTATATCCTGCCTGTGCCCATCTTAAAGCAATATCCTGTACCGTTTCAAACGTCTGCCCGTATTCAACGCCCAACTGCAACAACTGGTCACGGTAATCCTTAAATACAAACGTCGAATCCTCCATGACACGGGCAATTTGCGTTACGCCCATTTCGACTTCTGATATGGTTTGAACGGCTTCCTGTGCGGCTTTCAATGTGCCATAAAACATAGTTCCGGTTAGAAACCATGACGTACGCCTTTGCCATTCTGACGCAAGGATATTGTATTTGTTAGCGACATTCTGAACTGTTTGAGCATGTTGTTGAGCGGCTGCGGTTGCCGATACAAAACCTGAAGTTATACCTGAACTTGTTTTTGCCGCTTGAGTCTGAATAGTCTTTAGCGGTTGTCCGTACTGGTTAACCAATGTTTTCATGCCGCCAAGATTTCCGAGCTGAGAAGAAAAAGCCTGGTTGATGTCCCTTGCCCCCTGCAGGGCATTGGCTTTCATTTCAAAAAGCTGCTTATTCAGACTGGCTATACTTGCTTCAAATGCTCTTGTTGATTGGATTGCCTGGCTGTAGTCCAACCCAAGGGACTGGATGATTTTTACCATTGAATCATCTGCCGCCATGAGACATCACCACTTTTCACTTAATATCATTTAATATCATTGAAAGCATTGGCAAACGCCATGAATTCGGATAGCTTTGGAGGTCGGTCCGGGGTAGGGGAGGGGGGAGGATTATCCAATGCCCCGCCGAATATGCCGGGTATGCCGATTTTGAGAGCAACATGCTTCCCAAGCCTGCTTCGTATAGCATCAATTTGAGGAATGGTCCTATTGCCGATTTCCTCATAAGATAGGCTTGTGTGACAAAGAAGGTCCGCATAAATTTCCGCCCAATCAGGCTTTTGATTTTCGGCCCCGTCTTTTTTATTGGACGGGGCCACTATCAGCCCGATAAATCACACAGTTTGCGGAAGAAATTCTTGAGGTCAACAATATCCCATCCATCGTCAATAGCCTTCTGTAAAGACATTGGGTCGCCCTTTTCGTCAGTGCAGTAATCAGCAAGCCATTTATCAACCTTCGATTTTGCGTCTTTGTTAGCCACATTAAAAAGCTGACTGCCTAAACTGAGATTGTCGGACATGAACTCCTCAATGCGTGCAAGAGTAATCGGTTTTACCGTATATGTCTTTCCCTTCGCTTCAAACGTTTCCCCTGAACCAAGCATTGTGGAGAGGGAAACGGGAGCATTAGCCTCCTGTTTGCTCATACAATCATCCTCCTATCAATTAAGACTTAGGCGCAAACCTGAAATCTACGGCCTTGTTGTTGCCCCTGGGCTTTAATACCTTTAATGTAATGCTCTGCGGTTTCGGCTCTCTGCCAAGCTCAGGAGGATTAATATTGCCGGTAGCTTTGCATTTGTCAATGATGATGGCCGCATCGTAAAGCGTGCTTTCATCTTCGCCTGTAGCTTCACCGGAAATGACGCACTCCATCGCAAATCTTGAGCCAGATTTGGGAAGCCCGAAGCTCTTTGCGGTAAGTGCTGTATAGTCATAGGTGATAAATACCGGCTTGCCTGCATCTACGCTATTGAATATAGCAGTTGAAGCACTTATTGCATACTGCCCCTGAGCAGGAGAGCTATCAACTTTAACCCATGCACTGGCATCCTGCCCGACAAGGATTATCGGCCTTGTGGTATCGGGAGCATGACCAAGATTCACTTCAAAAGGAGAAACACTGGGGATTGTCAACTCCTGGTCAATTACCGGCATGGGCGTGCTTGTCAAATCTTCAACAGTAGTGCCCATCAGGAAAGCATAGAGTTCAATAGGCATATAAGAGAGATTTACTGTAATGGTTCCCGCTTTTCCAGTATCCACATCGGCGGCGGGCCAATCACTATTACCGTCCGGCAATTCTGTGGTATTTACGGTTACACTGGGGACAATGGACTGCACAGCGCCATTCCGAAAATATGAATTTTCTGCGCTCCTTACGGGAACGCCGTTCACGTATTTGGTAAGCATCAGCTTACCTGCTTTCTGGAAATAGATAGGCTGCATAACATCAGCTCCTTTCAAATTTTCCGTTTAAACACATATCTGCTTCCACAACAAAAAAAGCCTGACATGGTGGGAAGCTCACCAAGCTGGCCGTCAAAATAAAGATATCGGTTGTTGACTTTCTTTTCATGAAGAATCTGGTTCGCCCGTTCCTGAATCTGGTAAGCTATATAATCCTGAATTGCGGGAACGTGACAGTCGATTTCCAGCACTTCTTCAAAAAAACTTTGGTTTCTCATCCTGCGTGACGGAATGAAGTAAACGCATAGACGTTTTTCGCTGCTTACAAGGTCATTCCACTGGCTGCGTTTAATGATTCGTTTTGCAATTTCAACAGGTGTTTTCCCTGTAAGCCCCATTAAGGAAAGTATCGTTTCATCGGATTTCAAAATGCTCTGCACAGCCGTAAGGTCACTGGCCGGATTGAACATGGCACCACCCCTTTCAGGGCATAAAAATAACCCCATGAAGGGGTTTAGTTCTTATCCACAACTATGAAACTGTGAAAAGGAAACTTATTTACAACACTCTGTATGACTTCTCTCATCCTGCCGTTTTGCATCCATCTTGCCGCTGTCTGAATAGCATGGGAGGGAGGCTGCGGTGTAACTTTTCCTAATGCTTCAAGGTCAATACCGCCCTTGCCTCTGCCGTTTACCGGCCTGCCAAATATGTCAATCTGCCCCGGAGCATTTGGCCTGCTTCGAATCTTCGTGTCGGGACGTGCGGGGTTCCACATGGCACTTTTTCGGTATTCGGTCAAAGCAGGATTGGATAAATCCATGGCCGAGCCCGTACCCCACTCATCCATAGCCGCCCATGCGCCGCCTGCAATGGAAGCTACAATCACATTGGCTATGTCCCTGATTTCTTCTTCATGCAGGCTTGCGGCACCTTCCGGCGTCAACATCCTTTGTTTGGCTTCGTTCAACAATTCCTGCTGCAATTGCTTCATGGCGCCATAGAGATTGAGCCACAGAAAGTCTATACAGGCTTTAGCATCAAAACGAATTCCCATAGAATCACCTTAATCTCAATATTTTACGGCCTTGTATCACTCTCAAGCTGGATTCTTGCAATGCCGGTCAAAACAATATCGTCGATATTGGCAACCTGATAATTGACGTCATTCAGGACAAATCTGTCAAGTTTAGCCACGCCAAGGGATTTTGACACTTGGAATATATATTTCGTCGGGTCAAACAAGCCAATGTCATATTGCAACAGTCGGTAAAAATCCACATCGCAATAACTGTAGACATTACTGTGAAGCGTCTGCCATTCCTGAACGATATTCCCGTTTTCATCCACCGTCTCGACATACCTTTTGTGCGTCAAAACAACATTTGTCTTGGCGGCAAAAAATACATCCTCGCCGGAGGCAGGGTCATGATTCACTGACTGAATCAGATATTTGTCTGCACCTATAGTCAGTATTTCACCGCTTTGCAACCCTGCATCGGCAAGAATCAGACCTTCCCATAACGCCTCACGATTGCCGACGTTGTTCGTGGATTTCGTGGTCCGTTTGATTGATACTCTGGAAGTAATAGGCACGTCTCTTTCGATTGTGCATATTTGACCATGAGCCTTAAGAAAATTTGCAGCATATGACATAGAACCACCGCCCTACTGGGAAAGGCCGAAATGGAGTAGGGGAGGGAGGGAGTCGGCTAGTATCTTGCCGATATATCCATCCCTTTCCGCTTCAAATTCGGCCTTCTTTTTATCCCAGTCAACATTAAGCTCGTGGGTTTCACTTGGCCCCTGCTCACGTATCGGCAAGCGTGCGGGCATGGAAGGGCATAAAAGGGCCGCACATTCGCAGACAACGGCAGCCTCAAGATAGACTTTTTTGTCATCGGTGAGACTGGCATAATCAGGAACCTGTTCGATTATGTTAGATTCAGCCACTATTATAATGTCAGGTTGTTCAATATCTGCATTTGGCAAATAAGGCTCGGATACGCCCATTTTTGAGCGTATCCTGCCTTGCCAACCTTCAGCCGTCAATATACGATTAGCCATAGGGGATTACCCCCTTTGCTTAGTCAATTTCCAAGATTTTGTTAGCTTGGTTAAACATCTTGGCAAATCCGGCATTTTCGGAAATGGTAAGCACCTGGGTTTGATTGGTAATGAATTTATCGGCTTCCTGTATATCGCTGCCGGATTCCATAACCTTCTCGATTGCATACCGCCTGTCAAGGCCATACAAAGCCACATGGTCATTGATTTTCTCCACATTCGGATTGTAGAGCAAGGTGACGTTTGTCCAGAGCTGCTGCGGCAATTCCACTCTGGCAGTAATGGCCATGCCTTTGAGCAGGAAGTCCATCATCTGGGTTGCATCGTTCGGATAGAGAATATCCAGCACCTGAAGCAATCCGTCTTCGCTCGCCACAACGGTGTTGCACTGATAAGGATAGAAGCGGAGCAAGAATCTTATCCATGCTTGTTTGGAAAGCGTTCCGGAAGTAGCTGCCGGGTCAAGGTCAGTCTTGGCCTTCAGAATAGGAGCGGCAGTATTGTCGTTGCCATCGCCATTTTTAATTACGTAAAGCACATCCTCAACTTCATCCTGTGCCGCTTGTTCACCGATTCTCCTGATGTGGACGGAAAGCAGGTCAATCCTCATCCTTCTGATGACTTCGTAGGAAGCCTCGATAGCACGGCCATACTTCCAGATTTTTACCGCATTTTCTCTGGTTTTCAGTCTTGCCTTCGGCAGGTCGGCGGCTTCAGTTACCCTTACCTTCTTGGCGGCCTTCTTGTTGGCATCGCTGTCATCGCAGTAAACAGTCCTGTAAGCATTGCCGTCAATGGTGGTGGTGGTGGCCAGCAGGTAGGGGAGTATGCTGGAACCGACAAGGGCCTCCCTTAATTGTGTCGCTATGAATTCAGGGAAAAGCACCTTACTTTCTTCAGTTCTGTAAAAAGCCTCAACTTTTGAAGCAATTATGCCTTTTTCGGGGATAGACTGGGTGACGATTCCATGTTCCTTCAACTGATTCTCGAAAGCGGTCAGCTTACTGCCCTCGGGAGCGGGAGCAAGCTGTTCAAGCAACTGAGAAAGTGTCATTTCTTTCTCGCTTGCCTGATTGTATAACTCTCTGGTCAATGTAAATTTCATTAATGCTCACATCCTTTCGTTAATTTGAATTAGCCTATATACACGACAACGGTATTATCAGTGGAATCCACAGATACAGCATAAGCCAGTCCTGCATTGCCGGAAGCCACCTTGCTTACGGCACCAGCACCGTTAACACAGAGGAAGTCGTTCGCGGCAGGAAGCGCACCGGATATGCCAGGAACACCTTCCTTGAATCCTTTGACCTGAACGGTCATATATCCGTCATCCTCGTATGTCTCGATAATGCCCCTTAATGGGTCGCCAGCAGTCCCGAACCCCATCTCGCCGTTTCCGGTTACAGTAACCGCCTTGCCTTCAACAGCGGCGGCACCGGAAGCCAGCGCAACCGCACTCACGCTGCCATGCGCCTTAAATGTAGCTCGCAAAGCGCCAATGCCTTCAAATTCAATACCTCTTGCCATTTACACTCAACTCCTTTCAAAAAATGGGCATAAAAATAACCGCTTTTTTAGCGGTTTACGGTTTGATGTTTACTTTTTCACCTTAAAAGCCTCTTCCGGGATATCCTTTACAGTAACACCGGAAGATAGCCCAGCCGCAGGATCAGTCTTTCTTCCTGCGGGGATAGCTTCTTTTGCCTGAGCTTCCCAAGTCTTCGCTATATCCTCGATTGCCTTTTTGTCCATAGTCTCGAAAGTCTTCTTCCATGTTTCGGCAGGGAAGTCATTGCCCATAGCCCTGACGCCCCATGCAATAGCCGAATCAACGGTTTCCTTGCGGTATGCTTCATATTCGGCTTTTTGGTATTTGGTCATAATGCACTCATTTTCTTTCAATGCAAGCGTTTCAGCAGATGCCTTAATGGTTTCGATGGTTCCATCCCACTTTTCGGCAATCTGGCTTAAAACATCTTCAAGTTTTGTCTCACCTTCCTTATAAGTTATTCCAAGTTTTTCAAGCATCTTCAAAACCTTTTCATCCATATGCTTTTCACCACCTTTCATAAATGTTTGATTGTTATTCGAAAAAGCATAGACCTTTTTATGGTCTGCTTTTTTGATAAACGTCAATATCCCTCCTTTGCTGCTGTATGTGCCGTATATGCGGACGTCCGGTGGAATCTTTTTGAAATCATCGAACATCGTAAATATGCCGTATTCGTTTTCGAAATCTCCGCCTGAAGCGCTGAGGCTTGCACCGGCACCAGGATATGCGCCGTCAAATACAGCCGAATCTTCCATCAAATATCCCGGAGGCTTGGCTATCGCCCAGCAAAGTTTGACTTCGTTAGTGTCTTCGTCAATAACGTATTTTTTGCCTGGGATATGCGGACATTTAAACACGTTTCTTATATCCTCACCGCATATAGAACATTCGAATTTATTGGCACCCCAACCGATTGAAGTATCGAACAATACTCCCGTTTCAATGTCGGATATAATGGAATCAGTACTTATACCGTCCTTTTCAGTTCCACGTACGATATAAGTAGAACCATTAAAGGATATCGTTTCACCTTGCATAAGCCCTTCTTTACTCAGCCAGCCTTCAAACACCCTGCCATAAGGCAATGCGGGTTTCGGCCTTCCGAATCCGGCCCATGAATGGTCGAGAAGAAATGAAACGCCATCGTTTGCGTTTTTCTCAAAAACCTCAAGGAGTGGCACCGATAATTGTATGAAACGGTCGGGAATAATCATGTCTCCGGCCATCTTATGGGTATAAATAAAGACCTCATCTTTTGAAAGAGGTCTTTTGGCAATACGATTTATTTTTTCAAGCTGAGCCGGTGTCGGTTCGCCAAATGTGCGGGCAAATGTTTCCATGCCGAAAGCATGGCTTTCGCCTTCGGTATTCTGGAATCTATCCATCTGCCTCTGTGCTACCCGTCTCACAGCAGGCTTGTCATCCGCCGGAATGTTGCTGTTTTCAATTCTTGCAAGCGCATTTTGCACGGCATTTCTCACTACATGAGGGGAACCGTCAATTATATCAGCATATGGGAATTTGAACTGTCCGAAATCACTTAATTCTCCTGCCTCATGCCAGAAGAACACCTTGCGGTATTTCTGCCAGTCCATTTTGTCTTTGTCGCCGCTGCCGTCGGATGAAGCCCATTGTCTGCACCGCATAACTGCGGATGTTTTGTCCCATGTCCTATCCCTGGGAGCTAATGGGAAGTCATGATATTGTTCAGCAGGCATATTATTCACCTTCTTTCAAGGTCTTTACTTTCTTTTTAAAATCCATTTCCTCATATTTCCTGCAAATATCTTCGTAAATACAGCCTTCGCAATCAACACACTCATACAGGCTATCAGAGGCCCTTTTCTTTTGTATGGAATTGTAATTTCGGCCCCTGATGTTGATTTG